CTAAAAGAGTTCCAGAGCTGAAGTTCATCAAGTCTTCTCCTTGGGACGTCAGTGACTTTGAATCCACGTTGAATAAACGCTGTAATTGGGAGGCGATAAAAAATTGCACCGTTTTCCATGATTGCATGAAATAATAAAGCACGCCCAGTGATACATGTAACGCCAAATATAATGCAGTCCTCGACTTCTCCGTGATGTTTTTTAAGATCATATAGATATTCCCTCCTAATTTGTGCATACTCTACAGGTATGTTTCCATTTAAATAAGCCATAATTTATCCTCATTTTATTGTACCCCAATTCGGTCCAGATTCATAGTCTACCTTATTAGGAACTTCTAACTTAATAGCATTTTCCATGATTGTTTTTATTTTTTCAGCTTGCTCTTCGCTTTCAATAGAAAAACAAAGTTCATCATGTATTTGTATATGTGGAACAATACCTTCTTCAAACAATAAGACCATTGCTTTTTTTGTCATATCAGCTGCAGACCCTTGTATTAATCTATTCAAAGCTTTGTATGTAAAAGCAGGTTGACAGAAACTTTCAAAGTTTTCAGCAAAAGGATCTTGTTTATGTTGTTCTAAAGATCTATTTGCTTTATAATAATCTTTGGCCTCATCAATACCATCTAGTATAGGCACAGCTTCTTCTACTATTTGTTTTACGCCATTCTCATCATCTTTGTATTTTTGCACTACGAACCTACCTTCTTCTGCATTCCAATACTTATCTCTTGGCTCCCATTTATTAAAACGACAAAACCTATCTTCTAACGTATATATTTGCTTGTTTTCTTCTGCGTATTTCTGTAAACTATTGGCCAATTGTCTTACAAAAGGCACCCTTCTGTGATACTGATCAAATAAATCNTTCGCTTCATCTGTCTCTAACTCTAATGACCTAGCTAATTTGGTCTTACCCATACCATAAAATAATCCTAAATTTATTGTTTTTGCTTGCTTTCTTGTTATCGAAGCCATGTCTGCAACCATGTCATGAAAGTCAGTATTAGGGTCTTTTTTATATCTCTCTGCCATATCTCTTGCTCCAGATATATCTTGGTCTTTTAATTTTAATGCATAGTGCACTACAAGTCTTGGCTCTTGTTGTGAATAGTCAAATGAAGCCCACTTACAATTTTCCTCTGGTAAAAATAATTCTCTTATCTTACTACCTTGTTCTGTTCTTGCAGGTATTTGTTGTAGGTTTGGATTTGACATACTAAACCTACCTGTAACTGTCCCACCCTGATCTGATCTTATTTGATTAATGTCTGCGTGTATTCTACCTTTGTTTGAATATTTTAAAATACTGGTTACAAAAGTGTTGAATAGTTTATCCAACTGTCTAGCTTTTGCAATAAGTTTTAAATATTTATTTGTATGTGATTCTAGGTATAGTTTTGTTATACTAGGTCGCCCTGTTTTTGGCGTAACTTTATAATCTGTTATATTTTGTTGTTTTAATAAAGGTTCGAAAGAATCTGCAGACCATAATAATATTCCTACACCAGTTTCTTTTTTTATTTTATTTAATATTTTATCTCTCTCATCCTTTAGATCTTTTCCAAATGTTTTTGTTCTTTCTTCATCAATTCTTACACCTTTAAATCTCATCTCTACTAGACAAGGAAATAATCTTGTTTCTAAATTAAAAATATTTTCTAATGTTTTAATATTTTTTGTGCCTGTGCTTATTGGTTTTTTTATTTCTTTTTTAAAAATATTCCAAAGTTTTAAAGTTAAACTTACATCTTGCTCTGCATATTCTCTTACCTCACTCCATGAAAGTTTATGCATGTTAGACATCGGATCATCTATTCGAGATATTTCTTGTAAGTCGTTTTTATATTTTGTTTCTCCAAGATAATCTCTTGATAAAGAATCTAAAGTATATCTTTTTTTACCTGTCCTGTTTTCGTCTATGACAGAAGCTGCAACCATGGTGTCATATATCGGTCCTTTTGGCATAAGACCTGATTCTTTTCTTATCCAACACACGTCGTACATTGCGTTGTGAAAAACTTTTTTAACATCATCTCTTTGAAATAAAATTTTATTTAGTCTTTTCCAAGTCATCTTTGGATCTAAGTTCTCACCGCTGTACACATGTCTTATGGGTATATACATTTTTTCATTTTTAAAAGCTAAAGCTATTCCACAAACTTTACCTTTTCCAATGATGGCCCCTGATCCGTGAGTCTTTAGCTGTGGATCATAGGTCTCTAAGTCAATCGCAACGGTTTCACCACTTTCTATTTCTATCTCTGAGGGCTCTGGTCGTTTCATTTGGTATCTTTTAATTTTTTTATTTCCAACTCACAGTAATGTATAATCTTTTCTAAGTCTTGTATACCATTTTTCAACTTGTACCTGCATACGTATTTTATAACGTTGCCTTGAAAAAATGATAAATCATTTTTAGAAATAAATTCGTATGGTTGTATCATCATGTCTTTGTAATGTTTACCACCGACTTGTCTGCTTTGTGGAAATGCATCTTTAAATATATCTTTATTCGTCATCTTTATCCTCCTCTCCTTCTAATGTATAATCTTCTTTACTTTTAATTAACCACAATGTTTTCTTTGCTCTAGAACACGCAACATACTTCATCCTCTTTTTAGAAAAGTTATCTTCAATCCTTGTCATCGATAAATCTAAAACAACATTGTCAAATTCTTTTCCTTTTATTGTGTGTATGTTTTCTACAAAAATTCTTTTGTCTTCTAAATCCCTGTTATCGTTGACTATTTTTCTAATATATTTTTTAATAAAAATATTTTCTACGTTATTAATTAATTGAAAGTCTTCTATTTCTTTTACACCTTCGTGTATTAATTTTTTATCTATTAAATAATTTATGTCGTAACTACCTCTTGGGACAGAATCCATTTTTTCTTCACTATAACTTTCTCCAAGGTATTTAGGGTGAACTGATTTTAAAATGTGTTTTATCTCTTTTAAAGCAACACTTTCACCTAAAAATAGTTGTAAGAATAGTCTTTGGTTTTTAATTTGTCTTGAAGGATCTTGATAAATTTTCTTTCTTTGTAATTTTCTTATGTCGTTGTATGGAACTTCAAAAGGTACACCTAGTTTTGTAAGATAATTTAATGTTCTGATGGGATCGTTGCCTCTGTATGTAAATACAAAACTTTCTTTTGTTTCTAATATTCTTTTTTTTAATTCAGGTGCGTTCTCATCCCACTCTAAATCTTTTAACATAAACTTTTCTCCCTCTATAACTTGCCCTGTTTCTTTATCTTTTAAAGGTGCCCATGTTCTTGAATAACCATAGTGGTCCCAAATGTCTTTTATTATTTTAAACAAAGTTCATCATGTATTTGTATATGTGGAACAATACCTTCTTCAAATAATAAGACCATTGCTTTTTTTGTCATATCAGCTGCAGACCCTTGTATTAATCTATTCAAAGCTTTGTACGTAAAAGCAGGTTGACAGAAACTTTCAAAGTTTTCAGCAAAGGGATCTTGTTTATGTTGTTCTAAAGATCTATTTGCTTTATAATAATCTTTGGCCTCGTCAATACCATCTAATATTGGAACAGCTTCTTCCATTATTTGTTTTACGCCATTCTCATCATCTTTATATTTTTGCACCACAAACCTACCTTCCTCTGCATTCCAATATTTATCTCTTGGTTCCCATTTATTAAAACGACAAAACCTATCCTCTAGTGTGTATATCTGTTTATTTTCCTCTGCATATTTCTGTAAACTGTTGGCCAACTGTCTCACAAAAGGCACCCTTTTATGGTACTGATCAAATAAATCCTTTGCTTCTTCTGTTTCTAGTTCTAATGATCTAGCTAATTTATTCTTACCCATGCCGTAAAAAAGCCCTAAATTAATAGTTTTTGCTTGCTTTCTTGTTATTGAAGCCATGTCTGCAACCATGTCATGAAAGTCTGTGTCAGGTTCTTTATTGTATCTTTCAGCCATATCCATTGCTCCAGATATATCTTGGTCTTTTAATTTTAATGCATAGTGCACTACAAGTCTTGGCTCTTGTTGTGAATAGTCAAATGAAGCCCACTTACAATTTTCTTCTGGTAAAAATAATTCTCTTATCTTACTACCTTGTTCTGTTCTTGCAGGTATTTGTTGTAGGTTTGGATTTGACATACTAAACCTACCTGTGACTGTCCCACCTTGATCTGATCTTATTTGATTAATGTCTGCGTGTATTCTGCCTTTGTTTGAATATTTTAAAATACTGGTAACAAAAGTGTTGTGTAGTTTATCTAACTGTCTGGCTTTTGCAATAAGTTTTAAATATTTATTTGTATGTGATTCTAGATATAGTTTTGTTATACTAGGTCG